AAATTGTAACTGAAGATTTTGTAAAAAATGCTATTGAAGAATTTGGAAAGGGTGAGGAATAATAAATGGAACTAACTTTACATTTAGAAAATGGGAGAACACTAAGATTTGAAAATGCAACTATTTTGAGAGATGACGTGGAATTTATAATTTTTACTTACGTTTGTATGTCAACAGGTCAAAAGAAAAGAGCAAAATTCCGCACACAAAAAATATGGGGATTTGTTACTTCAACAAAGGAGGATGGTAAATGATAACAGTTTACTCAAAGCCTAGATGCATGGATTGTATGTACACAAAGATGTATCTTGACCAAAACAAAGTAGAGTACGAAAATGTGGACATCGAAGCGAATCCAGGAGCGTTTGAATTGCTCAAACACTACGGATATAGCTCACTTCCTGCAGTAGTGATTGACGATGAATTTGATAATCCGGATAAGGCTTGGATGGGATTTCAAGTCGATAGATTAGAAAGGCTGATGGAATGAAAGATAAGAAAATCGCTGAGATTCGATTCAGAGAATATCCATATTATGACCGAGAAATCACATCGAGAAAATTCGATATGCTATGTCACAAGGAAGAAGATGTGAATGCGTGGATCCGTGCGAAGGGAACGAATTCGAAAGCAGCGGAAAGCGAACTCATTCGTTTCGAGAGTGACAAGTATATTCAAAATCGAGTCTTTTGGAAGCGATGTGTGGAAGAAACTCTCGAAGAGCTTGACGAAAAACAAAGAGAATTTGTCACAGAATACTATTTCGATGATGTATACGATTATCGATCACTTGCGAAGAAACACTTCACGAATAAGAACGTAATCATGCGTGCATGTGATAGAGCCTGTCACATATTGCTTGAAAAATTAGGAGAAGTTTAGAAAGGGACGAAAAAGCGTTGTTGTCCCACTTTAAAAGTGATATATTGATATTGTGAAAAGGTGTAAGAAACGGTATCATCTTGTCATAATGTGAAAACTCCTACATTTATTTTTACCTCGGGTCCTCCACTCCCGGGGTTTTTTGTTATTGTTTAAATATAGAAATGAGGTGATGGAAAATGGGGATGACCGAAAAACAACAGAAATTTGCCGATGAGTACATCATCAGCTTGAATGCTACTCAGGCTTATAAAAAGGCTTATCCGAATATTAAGAACGATGATGTCGCAAGAGCGAATGGAAGTCGATTGCTTGCAAAAGCTAACATAAAAGCCTATATAGATGAACAACTAGAAAAGTTAAAGTCCGAGCGTGTTGCAGATCAGCAAGAAGTGCTTGAGTTTTTAACGGCAGTCATGCGTGGTGAAATCACAGAGCCTTTATTGGTGCTTGACGGTGACGGCTATCAAAAAGTCATGGATGCTAAACCGAATGTGTCCACGAGAAAGAGTGCAGCGGTTGACCTTGGCAAGCGTTACGGTTTGTTCTTGGATAGGCAAGAAATCACTCAAAAGAACATCGACATCAAAGTAGGTGATTGGGATGATGACGAAGACTAACCCGAAAATCAACATCATCATCGACCGTCCTAATCGTGTTTTCAATAAGCATATCTATGAACATCTATTTGACTACGACACCTTCACAGAGGTGCATTACGGCGGGGCTTCGTCTGGCAAAAGTCACGGAGTGTTTCAAAAGATAATTCTTAAAGCGCTCAAGTCATGGAACAAACCACGGAAAATATTAGTGTTGCGTAAAGTTGCTTCTACGGTACGTGACTCAGTGTTTGCGGATGTTCAAGCGACATTATCTTATTTTGGGATACTTAATTTGTGCAAGGTTAACATGAGTGCTTTTCGTATCGAACTGCCGAATGGGGCGGAGTTGATTTTCAAAGGGATGGATAACCCAGAGAAGATTAAGTCTATCAAAGGCATTTCCGACGTGGTCATGGAAGAAGCGTCTGAGTTTACGCTTGATGATTACACGCAGCTAACGTTGCGTTTAAGGGATAAAGTGCATAAACAGAAACAAATCTATTTGATGTTTAACCCGGTATCCAAAGCAAACTGGGTATATAATGCTTTTTTTGTGAGAGATCCTAAGAATACAGTGGTTTATCAAACGACGTATAAAGATAATCGTTTCTTGGACGACTTAACTAAAGAGAATATCGAGGAACTATCCAACAGAAACGAAGCGTACTACAAGATTTACGCTTTAGGAGAGTTTGCGACACTTGATAAATTGGTATTCCCTAAGTATGAAAAACGATTGATTAATAAAGACGAGTTGGCGCACTTGCCAGCTTTTTTTGGTCTTGACTACGGTTTTATCAATGACCCGTCAGCCTTGCTTCATGTAAGGATAGACGATGCTAACAAGCGCTTATACGCTGTTGAGGAGTTTGTAAAAAAAGGATTGACGAATGATAAGATTGCTGAAAGTATCAAGGCTCTCGGGTATGCCAAAGAGCAGATACGAGCAGATAGTGCTGAAAAGAAATCGAATCAGGAATTGCGAAATCTTGGAATCCCTCGGGTTGTTGATGTGCAAAAAGGTCCTGGATCAGTTATACAAGGGATTCAGTATCTCTTACAGTACGATTGGATTGTTGATGAAAGATGCGTGAAGCTGATTGAAGAACTTGAAAATTATACTTGGAAGAAAGACAAGAAGACAAATGAGTACATCAATGAGCCAGTAGATAGCTATAACCACTGCATCGATGCGATAAGATACGCTTTGCAAGACAGAATATATAAATCAAACATCAAATTATTCAAAGGAGGTTTTTGAAAATTGGCAAAAGTTTTTGTAAACAAGCGAAAAGTAATTACAACCAATAGCGATGTAGTGACCGAAGAAGTCGTTACTGAAGCGGTTAGGCTTCACATGAGTAAGCTAGTTAAGAATTATGTAGAGAGTGAGGATATGTACCTCTCACAACATGAAGTTTTGAAAATGCCTAAGAAAGATAGTTGGAAGCCTGACAATCGTCTGGTTTTTAATTACGCTAAGTACATTGTCGATACGTTCACAGGTTATCAGCTTGGTGTTCCTGTTAAAATCAAGCACGAAGATGAAAACGTGAGCAATTTTGTTGCTGATTTCCGTAAGATTAACGACATGGAAGATTCAGAGTTCGAACTTGCTAAGATGTCTAGTGTGTTTGGTCATGCGTTCATCTACGTTTACCAAGACGAGTACAAACAAACTAGAGCGACGTATAACAGTCCTATCAATATGTTCATCGTACATGATAACAGCATTGAAGAAAGACCGTTATTTGCAGTTAGATATACGTTTAATGAGAATAATCAAGCCGGCGTGGGACAAGTTATCACAAACGATGAAATCATTGAAGCTACATTTACAACTGGTGGGGCGGTAAGATTTGGAGAACGTACTCAACATATTTACAACTCAATCCCAGTAGTTGAATTGATTGAAAATGAAGAGCGACAATGTATTTTCGAGAGTGTAAAAACATTGATTAATGCTTTAAATAAAGCAGCAAGCGAGAAAGCGAACGATGTAGACTACTTTGCGGACGCTTATTTGAAAGTTCTAGGAGTAGAGCTAAAGGAAGAAGACGCTAGTCAGATTAGAGAGAACAGAATTTTCAATCTGTGGAAGAATGGCGACGGTGCTTTGCCAGAAGTTGCTTTCCTTGAAAAGCCAAGTTCTGATACAACGCAAGAGAATTTAATTAGTTTATTGAAAGAGTCTATTTTCGCTATCTCAATGGTAGCCAATCTGTCTGAAGCTGAATTCGGGAATTCATCTGGAACTGCTCTCGCTTTCAAGTTACAAGCTATGGACAATCTTGCTCGAATGAAAGACAGAAAACTACAATCCGCATTTAACCGATTGTATCAAATCGTGTTTAGTGTTCCTTTGACTACTGTTTACGAGGATGCATGGACAGGATTGACTTACACGTTTACTAGAAATGTACCTAGAAACATTCTAGAAGAAGCGCAGATTGTCGGACAGTTATCTGGTCAAGTGTCAGAGGAAACGAAGTTATCTGTTCTATCTATCATTGATGATCCGCAGAAAGAAATCGAAAGAATGGAGCGTGAAGAGGAAGCTATGGGCGACCTTGAAACACGCTTAGAAAAACAAAAAATCTACTCAGATGCCGAAATAGGCGAAAGTCAGAAAGTTATAGCAGATGTTGGACAGTAAGTATTGGGAAGATAGGTATCGTGCTGAAGAGAAGGCTAGAGAGCTAGCGGATAAGAGAGTAGCTTATCAATTGCAGGGTGTCTATCAACAACACGCCAACAACATTCAAAAGGAAATCGATAGTTTTTGGCAAAGGTATGCTGATAAAGAAGGCATCACAAAGTTAGAAGCTAAACAACGAGCAGATAGTCTTGATATGGTTAATGTCGGGTTTAAAGCTAAGCAGTTAGTCGAGCGCGCTAATCGTTTGAGAAAACGTGGCCAGAAAGTAACTAGCAAGGATTTCACGAAAGCAGAAAACGACTTGATGAGATTGTATAACTTGAAGATGAAAACAAGTCGTCTTGAAGTGCTTCAAGCGAATATCAAGTTGCATCAGTATGATTTAGCTTTGAGTGAGTTTGAAATCATTGATAAGCACTTGATTGAATCAATCAGACGTGAAAATCTGTTTAGTGCTGGTGTTTTGAATATGACACTCGGAAGTTTTGAATCTTCAAAAGTATCTGCTGACTCTATCGTGTATGCCAATTTCAACAATGCAACGTGGTCGTCTAGAGTTTGGGAAAGACAGAACGAATTAAGAAACATTGTTAAAAAAGGAGTTGCTGATACCGTTTTGAGAGGTAAAGGCACAAACGTTCTGATTAACAATCTTAAAAAAGAGTTTGATGTTTCCTATAGCTACGCTAGACGGTTAGCAGTGACAGAATCAGCAAGGGTATATTCAGAGGCTCAGAAATCGAACTATGAAACGAACGGTGTTGAAGAATTTGAAGTTATGACTGAATTAAAAGCATGTCATATCTGTCAACCGTTTAACGGGAAAATATTTAAAGTATCTGAGTTGGTGCCAGCATTGAACGCACCACCATTTCATCCTAACTGTCGATGTACGACAGTACCGCATTTTAGGAAAGATGCACACCGATATGAGAGGGATAATGATACAGATCATAAAGTTTCGAACAACAATCATGTTGCTAAAGGCAGGGAAAAGATGTATAATCACGGTATGAGTCCAATTGATTTAATGGCAAAACGACGGTCTTTCGTTGTTGGAGATGATATTCGACTGAATGCCAAAAAACTTAGCGGTACCGAGTTTGATTTTTGGGTACAGGATGACACAAAGAAAATCAGAGATACTGTCTCCAATGTTCAGTCAAGTCTTAAAGAGTTAAATGATTTTTCAACCCCAACATTTGTTTTTTTGAAAAAATCAAAAATCCGTGGTTTAGCTGGGTATGATTATAAGCAGGATATTATATTTGTGAGTGACGCACTTCATTCGGAAATAGAATTTGCTAAAGTTCTATCTGATAATTTTTTTGCCGCTCAAAACATAAAAGAAACCATGGTTCATGAACTAGCGCATAAAAAACATTGGGATTCTGCTAAAGCATTTTACAAAGCCAATAAAAAGCGCTATAATAGTGTCGAACAAGCAATGTCTGAATTGAATTCCCCATTAGTGTCGTATGTTAAGGAACAATTGAAACATGACTATAATTATCTTTATAGCATCAGCGATAATGCAGCTATTGCATTTTACAAAAATAACATCAATGAGCTGGTTGCTGAAGTCGGGGTATTGGGAGATAAGGTTACAGACAAAAATCTGTTAAATAAAGTCAAGGAGGTTCTATCATGGAAGTAATGGCTATGCCTAGTAAAGAAGTTTTGTTTTTTACAAAAAAAATCCGCCACTGGATTGTTGGCGATAAAACTATTTCAGGAAAGAAACAGTTTATCTTCCGTGAAGATACTCCTCCTGAAATTTTAAAACTTTATCAAGATATAAAACCAAAACTTGAATTTGCTTATTAACAATCAAAAGCACCTAGAGAAATCTAAGTGCTTTTTTTCGTGCTTATAAACTTTTAAAATAAAACTTAACCGTATGGAATCCCGTACGGTTTTTTTATTGTCCAAGCATTGAAGACTTTAAAAGCTATGGAAAATACAGTCGGGGACGACTTTAAAAATAGGAGGTTCGAAATGAACGAAGAAACACAAACAGTCGAAACGGTTGAAGAACAAAAGGTACCTGCAGAACCTGAAAAACAACCGCAAGACGAGAAGAAGTACACGGACGCAGATGTCAATGCTATCATCGATAAGAAATTTGCTAAGTGGAAATCAGAGCAGGAAGCTAAGGAGAACGAAGCAAAAAAACTACGTGAGATGAACGAAAATCAGAAAGCTGAGTATGAGCGTAAGAAACAAGCTGATTACATTGCTGAACTGGAAGCTAAAATCAATCGTAGCGGACTAGAGCGAGAAGCTTCTAAAATGCTTTCTGAGGGCGGTATTGCAGTCGACGATAAAATCCTAGGTCTTGTTGTCAAAGATACCGCAGAGAAAACGCAGGAGGCTGTAGAAGGCTTTGTTGCGTTAGTGAATGAACTCGCTGATAAAAAGGTAAGCGAGAAACTAAAAGGTAAGACACCGAAGAAGATGGAAGACACTTCGGCTGGTGAGATTACCAAAGAACAATTTAACAAAATGGGTTATCAAAGCAGAAACGAATTACTGCAAAATAATCCAGAACTATATCACAAATTGAAAGGATAAAAATATATGACACAAACTAAAATTGCACAAATGGTTAACCCTGAGGTTATGGCTGACATGGTCTCGGCAAAATTACCAAAAATGATTAAATTTACACCTTTAGCTTACGTTGAGCGTGAGTTAGTAGGACAACCTGGAAACACTATCAAGGTTCCGAAATGGGTGTACTCGGGAGATGCGAAAACGATTGAAGAAGGCGCAGCAATCGAGCCTGACCAATTAACAACTGACAAATCTGAAATGACAATCAAGAAAGCTGGTAAAGGTATCGAATTAACAGACGAAGCTCTTTTATCAGGATACGGAGACCCTGTAGGTCAAGCAACTCATCAAATCGCTTTAGCTATCGCTAACAAAGTGGACAACGATTTAATCGAAGTAGCTAAAACAGCGACTCAATACGTGGACGATGCGCCTGTAACTGGTGCTGCACTTGATAAAGCATTAGCAGTATTTGCGGATGAAGAAGACGCTCGTTATGTTGCTCTTATCAATCCAGAGGACGCAATCGCTTTACGTGCGGATGTTGCAAAAGAATGGGTACGTGGTTCAGAAATTGGTGCCGATATCGTTGTTTCTGGAACATTCGGTGAAACTCATGGCGTTCAAATTGTACGTTCTAAGAAAATTGACAAAGGTAAAGGTTTCCTTGTTAAAGTTTCTGCTGTTGAAACAGATACAGACGATGTTGCTAAGTATGGAGCGTTCGTTATCAACTTAAAACGTGACGTGGCTATCGAAACAGATCGTGATATCTTAAAGAAAACAACTGTTATTACTGGTGATGAACACTATGGTGTGTACTTATACGACCCTACAAAAGTTGTTAAATTCGGAGGGAATGTTTAATGGGGATGATGTTACGACGACATCACCCTCAAAAGCCTACTGAAACGGAAGTTGTTAATTATAGCGACTTAACTGTTAAAGAGTTACAAGATATTGCGAGAGAACGTGGTATCAAAGGCTATTCAACGCTAAGCAAAGAGGAACTTATCGCAGTACTATTGGAGGGATAACATGGAAAATATCACTCAAGCAAAAGTACTGTTGGGAATTGAAGACAATCTACAAGATAAGTTGCTAACAACAATAGCGACGTTGACAACCGCTAATTTTTTAGCATACGCAGGCGTGGATGATGTCCCAGAAGGCCTTGAGTATATTATTACAGAGGTCATTATTAAACGATTTAACAGAATTGGTGCTGAGGGAATGAGCAATCAATCCCTCGAGGGCACCTCTATGAGGTTTGACTCTGATGATTTCAAAGAATATGACAGCGTGATTAAGCGAGTTTGCTCGAAAACATTCAATGCGGGGTTTAAGATGCTATGAGATACAATGAAAGAGTGGAGATTATTACTAATCAACAAGAAGAATACAATCCAGAAACGAGCGAATATACTTCTAATGAAGACGAGAAATTGATAGTTCCAGTCTATGTTATGGACTTGGGCGTTGATAAGCAAGTCGCAGTTTTTGGCGAGTACAAACGTGGTTCAAAAGTGGTTTATTTCCAAAATGCACCTAAAATCGCATTCACTTATCTCAATTATCGAAAAGAACGCTATAAATGCAAAGCAGATAAGCAGTCTGGGAGAGTATTCTATTTAGAAAAGGATAACTCAGTTGAGTAGCTTACAATTTGAATTAAAAGGCCTTGAGAAACTTCAAAAGAAACTTCAAAAGGTCGCTAAAATGGAAGAGGTTGAGCACATCGTTGAGAAACACGGTGAAGATATGCAGAAAAAAGCAGTTAACAACGCTTCTAAGTTTAGAGGACACTATGAAGGTCGAGGCAAAAGCAAGCATTTTGTCAAACCAACAGGGGCGACTAAACGTTCTATCTCTGTTAACAGTAGCAAGATAGATAGATTCAAATATAGAGTAGCACCAGGCACTAGTTACGCTGCTTACGTTGAGTTAGGGACTCGTAAAATGAGCGCACAACCGTTTATCAAACCAGCTTTTGACGAACAAAAGAAACTATTTAAAAATGATTTGGAAAGGTTGGTAAAATGAAATCAAGAGAGCAAGCAATTTTCGACAGCGTGTTCAAGCGTTGTCTTTTATTGGGATATAAGACATACGATTATAAGCCAGACGATGATGCTCCTTATCCGTTCGTGGAGTTTGAAGATACGACGTCAATACTCGTTCCAAATAAAACGGACGTGAAAGGAACTGTCGAACTGGTCTTATCAGTATGGAGTACCCGTAAAAAACGTAAACAAGTATCGGATATGTGTTCGAGTATCCTAGCAGAATCGATGAAGATTGTTGAGGCGGACGGCTACCATGTAGCTTTAAATATCTCTCAATCTACAATTTCGATTTTCGATGATAACACGACAATCGAACCACTAAAGCGTGGTCGTGTTCGTCTAGTATTTACAATTTTATAAGGAAAGAGGTTAAAATATGCCAATTGCAAAAAAAGGGATTGATAGTATCCTATTATTTCGCTTGCTAAGTGAAGCAAGCAAAGCGGACGGTGCTAAACTAGCATTCCAAACTGAACACTCAACAGAAAAGAGCCGTGACGCTAACTCAGTCAAAACGAAAGACGGAGTATTACAATCTGTAGGTGGTATTGAGGTTTCAATTACCGCAACTACAATCATGGCGGAAGACGATGAGCTTGTCGCTAAGCTAGAAACAGCTATGGACAAGGGTGAACTTGTTGAAGTTTGGGAAATTGAAAAGAACGCCAAGAAAAAAGGCGATAAATTCGAATCAGTGTACTATCAAGGTTACTTGACTTCATTCAAGAAAACTAAAAACGCTGAAGACTTAATCGAATTAGAACTTGAATTTGCTGTAAACGGAACTGGTGTAAAGGGATATGCTACTCTTAACACTAGTCAAGCTGAAGTGGTTCAGTACGAGTTTGCTGATACAACCAAAGGAACAGCTAGTCCAGCAAGTCCTGCATCTGGTGTACCTGGTATCGGTGGGTAGAAATTAAGAGAGGTTCACGCCTCTCTTTTTTATTGTATTTTTTAGGAAAAAGGAGAAATAACAATGCAATTAACAATCAATGATAAAACATATAACGTAAAATTTGGCGTAAAATTCGTTCGAGCGCTTGATAAAGCTTATCCAATCGAACAACAAGGTTTAAAATTCGGAATGGCACTATCTTCTAAAATTCCAGAATTATATGCTAAAAATATCGCATCATTAGCCGATATTATCTATTACGGAACAGTTACAGAAAGCCCTCGTCCTTCATTGACTGATGTTGAAACATACGTTGAAGAGTGCGAAGACTTAGAAAAATTATTCGATGATGTAATTCAAGAATTAAGTGAGTCAAACGCAGGAAAGTCTTTGATGTCGGAGATGGACCAAGGTCTCAAGAAAAAATAATTGAGAAATCATCTCTAGAAACGTTTGAGGAAATCATTATAAATTGTGTCCGATTTTTAAACATTACTGACATGAACGAGATAGGTCGTATGACAATGTACGAGTATGACTTGTTGATGACTGGAGTGTTGTTAAGAAAGCAAGATGAAGATGAACTCTTACATCGTTCTGCTTGGTTAACTAGACAGGTAGAAGCTACTAAATCGGACGGTAAAACTCCTTTGTATAGAAAATACAGTGATTTCTATAAGAAAAAAGATACTAACAAGCAAAAGTATCAGCTCTCAGACAAAGAGAAAGAACTCTTACTGAGAGCGAATATGTAATGAAAGGAGGTATATAATGGCAGAAACTTATTCAGTTGAGGCGGTATTAACTGCGGTCGATAAAGGAATGAGTTCTACTTTGAACGGGTTACAAAAAGCAATCAACGGACTTCAAAAGACATCCTCCGCATTCGATACGATTTCAAACAAGAGCGGTTCAATGTTCAAATCAATGCTTGGCGCCAATCTTGTTAGTTCAGCAATTACGTCGGCTTTTGGTAGTGTTAAAAATACTCTAGGCGAAATGGTTGGCGAGTTGAACAGTTCCAAGAAGGCGTGGGATACGTTCGACGGAAACCTCAGTAAGCTAGGTTGGGGAAAAGACCAAATCAATGAAGCTAAAGAGGCTATGCAGGACTATGCGACGAAAACTATCTACTCAGCTTCAGATATGGCTAGTACATTCTCACAAATGGCTGCAATCGGTCGAAACGATAGCAACGAACTAGTTAAGGCTATGGGTGGCCTTGCTGCATCCGCTGAAAATCCTAAGCAAGCGATGACGTCCCTATCTCAACAAATGGTACAGGCTCTAGCTAAGCCGAAAATTACATGGCAGGACTTTCGTATCATGATGGAACAAGCTCCAGCAGGTATGAGTGCAGTTGCTAAAGAAATGGGATTGTCGCTTAATGAATTGATCACCAAGATTCAAGATGGACAAGTTAAAACGGATGATTTCGCTGAAGCATTTAAACGTGCAGGGGCATCCATGCAAGACATGGCTACTAGCTATAAAACGATAGACCAAGCGTTGGACGGTTTAAAAGAAACACTATCAAACAAACTCAAGCCCGCTTTTGATACATTGTCTAAAGCAGGTATCAAGGCACTTGAGGCGATTATGAATCAGCTCGATAAGGTTGATTTTAATAAACTAGCCACAGGGATTGAGAGTTTCTTTAGCAAAATTGATTTCGATGCAGTTATTGAAAAAATAACATCATTCGTTGGCTCGGCTGTTGCTAAAATTAAGGAATTTTGGCAAGGTTTCTCAAACACAAGCGCAATCTCTGACTTCAAGAATGCATTGAGCGAAGTTTGGGAAGCTGTCAAGAAAGTATTTTCATCGCTTGCTGGTGGCGATTTGGCTTCTTTTGGCGAAAAGATTGGTAAAGCCTTAAGTGCAGTTTCACAGGCATTACAGGCGTTTGCTAAAATCGTTCAAAGTCTAAGCCCAGAACAGATAAGGGCGATTGCTACAGCTTTTATTGGTTTTAAAGTGGCACAAAGGTCAACAAAACTTTTGGCAAATGCTCTAATTGGACTAAGCAAGGGAGTCGGTGCAGTTAAAGCCGTTTTTGGTGGTTTAGCAAGCTTTACAAGTGTGGTGAAAGCTTTACACGGTATCGCAAAAGGTTCTCAAGCTGCAAGTTCAGCCTTAACATTTATGGCGCAAGGCTCAAAAATTGCAAAAGTTGCAATGGTTGGACTGAATATCTTTAGTAAAGTAGGCGGTTGGATTGGTTCAGCAGTTTCAGCAATCGTTGCTTTCCTTGGACCAGTTGGATTAGTTATTGCTGCAGTCGTGGCAATCGGTGCAGCTTTTGTTATTTTATGGAACAAATGCGAAGGTTTCAGAAATTTCTTTATAGGTTTATGGAACGGCATTGTCAATGTTGCCTCAGACGCTTGGAAAGGTTTCCTAGAGAAGGCAAAACCAGTAATTGAAGCCATTAAGAAAGCATGGGATAGCATTACAGAGTTCTTTTCTGGACTTTGGAACGGCATTACACAGTTTGCGTCGAATGTTTGGAATAGCTTTTTAGAGGGCGCAAAACCAATTGTGGAGGCATTGATGAATGTCTGGAACGCCTTGACGGAGTTCTTCTCAGCATTATGGGACGGTATCGTTTCAATAGCGAAGACGGTTTGGAATGGCTTTGTTGAGTTTATGACACCTATCGTTGAAACACTCAAAGGTTTGTGGAATGGCTTTGTAGAATTCATGTCTTCTATCTGGGACGGTATCGTGTCGGTCGCTACCACTGCTTGGAATACACTTCAACCTATCGTCGAAGCGGTTTGGACTGGTATTCAAACATATATCTCAACTGCTATTCAAACGATACAAACTATTATCTCAACAGGTATGCAAGTTGTCCAAGAAGTATGGAATGCGGTATGGACGGTGTTTACAACGATTGTTCAAACTGTATGGACTGTTATCTCTACGGTTATTTCAACTGTTTTGAATGTGATAGCGGGCATTATCAACACAGTTACAGCCGTTATCAAAGGCGATTGGAGTGGCGCTTGGGAGGCAATCAAAGGAATAGCCTCGACCGTTTGGGAAGGTATTAAGACGGTTATTTCAACTGTAATCAATGCGATTAGTACTATTATTAGTACGGTTTTAGGAACGATTAAGAATACCGTTTCAGCAATTTGGGAAGGTATTAAGAGTATTTTTACAACAACAATCAATGCTATTAAAGAAACTGTGGTGAATGTCGCAAACGCCTTGAAGGAAGGTTTCTTGGGTGCTTTAGATGCACTTAAGGGCGGAGTTTCAAGTGCAATTGAGGCGATTAGTGGTTTCTTTGGCAGATTATGGAACATTGATTTAGCTGGTGCAGGTCGTGCGATTATGGACGGTTTCCTCGGTGGGTTGAAAGCAGCATGGAATGCAGTTACTGATTTTATCGGTGGCGTTGCTAACTGGATTGCGACACACAAAGGACCAATCTCCTATGACAGACGATTGCTTATCCCAGCAGGTCAAGCCATTATGGGCGGTTTCAATACTGCTTTAATGAGTGGTTTTGAAGTTGTCAAAGGTAATGTATCTGGAATGGCGGACGGTATTCGCTCGATGTTCGATGATGCAGGTTCTAGAGTTTCAGCTATGTCAAATGCTTTGCAGGGCGATTTCTCGAACAATGTATCTGGTACATTATCAGCAACTTATGAAGTCAATCAAACTAAAGAGCCAGCGGTTATTAACCTTGCACTTGGTTCTAATGATTTCAGAGCATTTGTTGCGGACATTTCAAACATTCAAAGTAAAGAAGAAAGGATAAGATTGAAGGCTTCAAGCCTTTAATGGGTTTTAAAATGTATATTTTTAACGACACTACAAAAGGCACACCAACATTCAATTCTGGTTTAGAAGTTCAATTTGGTGGTGTGAGCCTCAATCAAGAAATGAATAACGAGGACGGAACGTTTTTTGTGGCGAACACAACAGGACGTGATGTCCTCGATTTTCGTCATGAAACAGCGACTATCAAAGGTCGAGACGGTCAATATCTCTATGGTGCTACTTATAAAGAGCGCGAAATTGAGATACAAGTTAGGCTAACAAGTTTTACTGATTTAGGCATGAGAAAACAATATGAGCGGTTAAACCGTTTGTTATTCTCTCGTCAAGCTAAGAAATTAGTGTTTGGCGATGATACGGAAAGATACTACAAGGCAATCTTTTCTAAAGTAAAAAAACCAGAATTGGAAGATGCAAACGATACAGTTATCAAATTACATTTCATTTGTTATGATCCTTTTAAATATACTGAGCCAAAAACCGTGACAACTAACACGGTGACTTACAACGGAGACTTTCCTGCAGATCCTATTTTGAGGCTTACAACGCAAGAAGGTTCTGAGATTCGTATCTTACACCTTGAGTCACAGAAATATATCAGATTAAAAGCTACTTATATTCAAGGTTCAAGTCTACTTGTAAATTGCGAAACGAGAGAAATCACGTTAAACGGCAGAAACGAGTTGATGAATTTTGACATGGTTAACAGTCGCTATTTTAAGCTGCAAGCAGGCGTAAATACGTTTCAAGTTGAAGGTGCTCTATTGAATAGTATCGAGTATAAAGAGGTGTTCGCATGATTTACTTATTTAATCAGACGGAAGAGTTGATTGATGTAATTGATGAGGCGACCCTTGCAGATTTTACTCATACAATTGAATTGAATCAGTTTGATAGAGCAAGTTTTGAAGTCCCTGTAGATTACAAGTCTAACATTATCAAAGAAGCCCAGTTTTTCGGATTTCAATCACGAGACAGGGCTTTTTGTTTGTTCAGAATTTCGGAAAAATCTTACGACATTGGTTTGACTATCCAAGGTATAGATAGGGCAGAAAGTGACTTACATTCATTCATTATCGAGAATAAGCGTCCTAGTGGAACTGCTGACCAAGTGTTGAGTGGAATTTTAGAAGGAACAGGCTATCAATTAGGAAATGTAGACGGCTTGACGAGAACAGGCAAATTGAGTTTCTACTATGTTTCAGTTCGTCAAGCGCTCGTTAAAATAATTGAAACGTACTCTTGCGAGTTCAAGATTAGATATACCTTTGTCGAAAATAAGATAATCGGAAGATATATTGACCTCAATCAACGCTTTGGTCATGTTACTGGTCATCAATTCGAGTATGGAACTAATATTCTAAATGTTACCTACGAAGAATCGTCTGATGATGTTGTAACTGCTCTTATCGGTCGTGGTAAGGGTGAACAAAGCACGGATGAAAATGGGGAAGCTACGGGCGGTTATGGTCGTAGAGTCCAGTTTAAAGATGTTGTTTGGTCCGTATCAAATGGAGATCCTGTCGATAAGCCTGCAGGGCAGAATTATGTAACAAATGAGGCGGCTAGAAATATCTACGGTTTGCACCAAAATGGCGTTATTAAGCATCGTTTTGGTGTATATACAAACGAGGATATCGAAGACCCTACTGAACTGCTAAAAGCGACTTACAAAGAGTTACAACGATTATCTGTTCCAATCGTTACGTTTAAAGCTAATCTTTTAGATTTAGCCAATGCGATTGAGCAAGATATTTGGATTGGCGACAGCGTCGGAATTGTAAGAGACCAGATAGGGATTGCCTTTGAAGCTAGAATTCACAAGCTGACAATCGACAAACTTGATAATAACCGTTCGGTCGCAGAGCTCGGAGATTATCAAACGTTGCAAGCTAAAGACCGTGCGACACGTCAACAGGCTATCAAAGATGTAGTGAGTGGCTTTAGCGAATCACTATTCGAACAATCTATTGTGAATGAGGTCAAAAGACGCAACAAAGAAATAGACGAAAAAGTTCGTGTTATAAAACTTGAGATTGATAATGTTATAAAAGAATACAAGAACAACTCTGAAGAGTTAGGCACTAAAATCCATGAGGAAATGGAAAAAGAGCGTCCAGAGTTTGTTAAGCGTATCCGAGAAGAGTTAATGAGCGGTGCGGACTCAATCGATGAATTAAGTAAGAAATTAGCTCGTGTCAGCGAGACTGCAAGAATCAACGCTGATTTTATTGGTGGAGACGGAACTACTAAATATAACAAAAATCGACTCAATGGTCGCACGGCTGTAAAACTTGCATACGGAACTGATTATGTCGTTGGGCATAACGGAGAAGGTTTTGAATCAGGTAAAAATTATGTTATAAGCTGGTCGGCAACCTGTGCTTCTCATGAAAAGAAAAACGCTATGGACATTACTATTCAAGACGTCCGTGAGCCAGCTCTTGAGCATAATGGACGATATTACAAGGTGTTTCAACCACAGGCACACGATGAATTGATAACACTGCATCACATGAGATGTGAGGGAGATACAGTGTTAACAGATATCCAGATTGAACAGGGAAATTTTCCAACTAGCTTTGTTGAACCTGCAATTACTCAACGGACTTTGTCAGGACTCTTTAAGGATATGCGTTCTATTGAACTGGAATTGAGAGACCCAAACAGCACTCTTTGGGGCAAAATCCAACAGAACAACCAAGGTGCATTGACACAGTTCTTTGATACGAACGTTAAGAGTGCTATTGCTCAAACTGCTAAAGAAATAAGGCAGGAAGTTCGAGACGCTTCTAACAATGCAAGGGTTCAAGTGACATCGGAAGGAGTGACAATCGGCTCTACTACTTTGACAGGCGAACAACTAGCCACTACCATTTCTGCAAGTCCTAGAGGGGTTGACATTATCGCTCCAAAAATGAAAATTAAGTCTGAAATGATTGTGGACGGTGCGATAACCGCAAGTAAGATAGCTGCAGGGTCTGTTACTGCTGCCGCATTAGATGCTGGTTCGGTAACGGCTGATAAGGTTAAATTCGATACTGCTTTCATTCAAAGGTTAGTATCGCAACAAGCATTTGTCGATGAGTTGTTCGCAAAACAAGCGACGATTACAAAGATAAAGAATGTTGATTTTACAGGAAATCGCATTAAGGGTGGTCGTATTACCTCTTTAAACGGGAATACTACATTTGACTTACAAACAGGCTGGATTGATATGAATGGGAATGCGGTTGGTATCAGAAATCGATTTCCCGGCAGACCGCTTCAATCACTTGTTTTTTGGCAAGGAACAGAAAAAGGATATGAGAATGTTCCATTATCCTATACAAGTATATTAAGTAGCCGTAATGGTCTGATAACCAGAGACCACACAACCGCTGGTATCCAATTTTGGAACGGTGAAAAAGATAATATCATTCGTTCTGGAGTAGCGATATACGGAAGAAAAATTATTTTAATGGAGCATGGAGCGGATAACTCACCAGCCGTTAATTTAGATATGACGAAAAAAGAACTAATTGGTCTTGAGGAAATTTATTTAAAAGGTAACCCTCTCAGCGTCATATTAGACCATATTTTTGATAATTTCAGAAATATTTGGGATAAAGGCGGTAATTACAGCCGCGGTTATTACTCTAAATGGAAATAAGGAAGGAAAAATGAATACACAAGACAAAATCATAAACGACTTAGCAATTCAATTAGCAAATAAGACGATTGAATGCGCAAACTACAAAGCTTTATATGAAGAAGCGCAAGAACAAATCCAACAACTACAATCAGATAAAGAAAAGGAAGAATGATATATGACATTTAAAGTTATCAACAAATATTTACAAGAAAACAACCGCACTTTCGTTGCAATTCGTCAAGATGCACCTTATACGGCTTTTGACCGTGTTTTAATTGGCGACCGTGTGAACGAGTCAGACGAGGAACTAATTAAAGCAGTTATTGGACAAGTGACTACTGAATTTAACCCAGCGGAGGGAGTTAAGAAACTTCAAGAAGACTTACACACTCAAGCTGAAAGCTACGAAGAAAAACTTGCTGAGAAAGATGCTAAAATTGCAGAGGTTAAAGCCGTTGCAGACTGGGCAGTATTGGCTCGAGTAACTGATGTAGACAACCCACTAGACCCAACTGTTTTTAAACGTGGTCTCGAACTTGTCGAACTCGGTAAGACTGGTAAAACCTACCAACCACAAGAAATCTTCACTCTTGAAAATCCTAACCATATCGAAAAATATCAAGAAGGGCGTCGTGTTATGATTCAAGTCAACGAGCCTTTCACTTACCAAGGAGAAACACTTGAACAACTTGCATCACTTGAGCAAAATGGAAAATTAGGTATCTGGAAATGGACTGAGCCAAAATCCACAAGCGACTTGAATACTCAGCCAGTACAATAGTCAACTGTTTTAGAAAGGGAGGTGGGTTACTTTGGATTTTCTGACCTTAATTGATAAACTCACGCCCGTTTTAATCGTTATAATTCCAAGTTACTTTTCGTTTAAGAGTACGAAGAACACAAAAGAAACTGAAAAACAAATCAACGTACTTTCAGACAAAATCGGAGGGCTTGAAAAATCAGTTGGCGAAATAAACGAAATCGGGCGAGAAAATCGTGATAATCTTTCTATCATCGGAAAAGGTTTGCAACGATTGCAGCGTTTTAGATTGCAGGAAAACTTAAAAAAATCAATTAGGCGTGGGCGGACAAATCAACATGAAATCGAGGAACTTTCAAGACTTTATGAAAGCTACATCGAACTTGGCGGAAATGGCGCTATCAAAATATTGTTTGAGAAATTTCTCAAACTAGAAATTTCGGAGGAAAAATGATGAACAAGATTAACTGGAAATTACGTTTACAAAATAAAGTAACACTTATTGCACTTTTGGGTGCAGTATTTCTCATGGCTCAACAATTCGGATTTGAAGTTCCGCAGAATATTCAAAACGGCGTGAATACGTTTGTGTACATCCTTGTTCTGCTTGGTGTCGTTACTGACCCAACGACTGCTGGTATGACTGACAGCACAAGAGCGCTTAAGTATCAAGAACCGAACGAAGATTAAACTAAAAAAGGAAGTCTTAGGGCTTCCTTTTTATTTTTTATGAAAGGGGGACAACCTTTGAAAAAAATCATTAAACGACAAGCTGGCGTTTGTGTCGATGTCCGAGATAAAGTTTACAAAGTGAAAGAAGAATTTTACTCACACGATAAGAACAACGCATTTATCGAGTTGCAACTAAATGGAGTAGGCGCTGAAAAAATCATAGTGTTATTCCATTTTAAAACGACAAATCGCTTCTTGGAAGTCGTCGGAGTGGTTGAAAATAATATCGCATCTATTCCATTCGATACTAGCTTAATTACAACCGATGAAATCGTGTATGGGTTTGTTTACGCTGAAAAAGTCGTGCAATCGGCAGATATTCTAAAATTCTCGTTTTGGGTTCGTGTATCAGAAATTGACAAACACAGCGAGTTGCCCATTATCGAGAAAGAAACTAAAAGAATTGTTGCTGTGACGGACATCGTAACTAAAGCAGAACTAGAAGAAGCAATCAAGAATATTCATGTCGAGGGCGCAACTTTTGACGACTCGGAAATCTTACGACGTTTACAATCGCTTGAAACGAAACCAGAAATTGATACAAGCACTTTTGCTACGAAACAAGAACTAGAAAACAAAGTTGAGCGTGCTGAAATAAGTCATATTTCAGCCGATATTGAAGCTTTAAAGACAAAGACTGATAAAGATACCGTCTATGACGATAGCGCCTTAAAACAGCGTATATCGACGCTAGAATCAAAGCCAAATATCGACACAAGTAACTTTGCAACAAAGGATGAGTTGAGAAATATCTCATTAACGCCTGGACCAAAAGGGGACAAAGGGGAAACTGGTGAACGTGGACCTATTGGACCTAAAGGAGATGCTGGGGAACGAGGTCCTCAAGGGGATACTGGGCCTAGAGGGGCAGACGGACTGCAAGGGCCTCAAGGTTTGCAAGGTATTCAAGGTGAACGTGGACGAGATGGAGAGCCTGGACCTAAAGGAGACATCGGACCTATTGGCCCCCAAGGTATCCAAGGCGAACGAGGTCAAGATGGACAACCTGGGCCAAAAGGCGAACGTGGAGAGCAAGGCCCTGCTGGACCTCAAGGTCCTATTGGGTTAACTGGTCCAAAAGGAGATGATGGTGTGGGTATTCCTCAGAAATTGAGAATTGAAGGGAATACGCTCGTCTTATCCGATGGTGGCGGAAGCGTTAACTTACCAACACAAACAGCTACAAACACACCTGCTGGACAAGTAAATGAATACGAAATCCATGGAACAGGGATGCCAAATGGAAAGGTAACGGCGCCGGTTGGGACGACTTACGTTGACACGGATGTAACGAACGGTGCTCTAAAATGGATAAAAAGACGAGGGACAGACAATCAAGGATGGGAAGTACTGACCGGGGACACGGGCTGGCGTACATTAAACATTCAGTCTAAATTAGGTAACTCGTTTCTGAAAGTAAGACGCAAAAACGATACAGTCATGTATCAATTTGGCGGTCTACAATGGGGCTGGTTTGGAATTATTAGACGAGGCGGACCTGGATACTCTGTTCAAGCCTCAGATCGTGAGCGTAACTGTTTCATTTTAATGGCTCAAAAAATTCCTCAAGGTTTTAGGTCTGAATTCTCGTTAATCGGGACTCTTTTTAATGATAAAGGCAAGCGATATGGTACATGGTATCTCGCGGGCCCAACGGACGGTAACCATTTAAGATTTCAATTTGATGATCCCGTCCCAACAGATAGTGACATCGGCGACATTCGTGTAAGTTCAATCTCTTACTTAACAAGCGAAGCGTGGCCGACAACATTACCATAATTTAAGGAGGAAATATAAATGGAAATTGATACAAGTAGATATAGAGAGGGATTACCTCAAATCGGTTATGCGCCTTATCGCCAAATTCATGCGCATTCAACTGGCAACAGAAATTCAACAGCACAAAACGAAGCCGACTACCACATGCGCAGACCTGTAGATTCAGGATTCTTTTCACACGTTGTTGGAAACGGACGTGTAATGCAAGTAGGTCCAGTCAATCAAGGCGCTTACGATGTTGGTGGTGGCTGGAACTCTGAAACGTATGCAGCCGTTGAATTAATTGAAAGCCATTCTACTAAAGAAGAGTTTATGGAAGATTATCGACTATACATTCAATTATTACGCGATTTAGCAGACGAAGCTGGACTACCTAAAACATTAGATTCAGACGCGCTAGAGGGCATTAAATCACATGAATATTGCACAAATAATCAACCAAACAATTTTAGTGATCATGTTGACCCGTATCCATATTTAGCCAAATGGGGTATCAGCCGTGACCAATTCAAGCGTGATATTGAAAACGGCCTAGAATTTAAAGAAGGGTGGCAAAAAAACGCCACTGGTTGGTGGTATCAAAATTCAGACGGAAGCTATCCAGCTAACAAATGGTTAAAAATCGGCACAGAATGGTTTTGGTTTGATGAAGGTGGATATTGTGTCACTAACAATTGGCAAAAAATAAACAATCAATGGTATTGGTTTGATAATCGTGGGGCGATGTCTATTGGCTGGAAGAACATTGCAGGCTCTTGGTACTATTTCCACGAAAACGGCAGCATGGCTACTGGATGGGTTAAATATCATGACAAGTGGTATTATCTCAACACAAGCAACGGATTCATGGAATCTAACGCGTTTATTAAACATGGCAATGGCTGGTACTATTTAAATGAAGATGGAACGATGGCAGATAAGCCAGACTTCACTGTTGAGCCAGATGGATTAATAACAACTAAATAAATATTTAAAGGCTACCCTTTGTGGTAGCCTTATTTTTTTTGCATTTTTTCAAATTATTTTAAAGAAAAGTGTTGACAACATATAACATATGATATATAATAATAAATGTAAGGGAGATACCCTTAACTAAAAAGAAAGGAGTAAAATATGAGAAGATTGGCAAGAAAAAGGCCACTCAAAATGAAGACAAAACAAAGTTTCAAAATCAGACTCAACTTGTTTATATTCTTCTTCGAGTGGACGATTGAGTGGGGCGGATAGCCCCTCTCGATTGCCTATATCTTATCATAAAAATATCGATTATGAAAGTAACTTTTAAAAAAGGGTGGCAACCCTTCGATTGGAAAGCGTTTATTGCTTGGATTATCTTTATAAGTTTAATAGTATGGTTTATATTTAAGTAGGTGTTTAAATGAAAGTAGATACAGAAAAAATAGAATGGTTATTAAAAAATGCCACACAATATAATATTTCAAAAAATACAGGAGTTGCACAAGCCACAATATCTAACATTATAAACGGTAAGAGAGCATTAAAGAATTTAACTATTGAGGTTGGTAGTAAACTAACGAAGTATGCGGAACAACTAAAAAACATAGAAAATGAAGACTAAAAAAGCGGGCTAGTGATAGCTCGCTTTGTTTGTACTCTTTTTGTACTCAATTTTATATTATTGTATGATTTTGCACGAAACGTAAACGTTGATTTTACAACATTTTGCAACGTTATGAAACGCTAGGAAACGTTAAAAAATGTCGCCTAGGGGAGTCGAACCCCTGTTATGAGAACCGGAATCTCATGTGATATCCACTACACTAAGGCGACGTTCTTTTCTA